AATAGATGCTGGATCTGGATATAGTGCTTCATCTCCACCTAATGTCCGCATTATTGATAGTAACGATAATACACAACAACCAAAAGGACCTCAAAGTATTATAGCACAATTAAGTCCCACAGTAGATACAAATGATGGGAGTATCCTTTCAGTTGATGTTATAAGTAGTGGGAGAAATTATCTACCTACTCAAAATTTAATAGTTCAAATTGATTCACCAATTGGTATAGGTACTACTGCAACGGCAATAGTTATTACACAACCAATTTATTATACAGTTGATGTTGCCACTCAAGTTTCTGTTGGTGGCACAACAACAGTTACATTCAATGAAAGAATTCCTTATGAGTTATATGGTGATGAAGATGTTTCATTAAAAAGAATTAGCAGAATTCTTACGAGTTCTCACTCTTTTGAATATATTGGTACTGGCACAAGTATAAATACTTCCACACCTTTTCAGGGGGCAGTTCCTATAAAAGCAAATGAAATTGTTGCTTTAGATGGGGCACAAGTGCCATTCACAAGTACAGACCAAAAAGGTAATTTTGATATCGGAGAAGGTCTTCAGATTAATCAACCGACAAGAACAATTAGAGGGAGAGATTTTAGTAGAGCAATTCAGGCAGAAGTTACACCACTGATTTTAGCATTAAGATAGTAATATGGCAGTTTCACCACTTAATACATATTTGACCATAGCAGTTCCTGTCGCACCAGGAGAGCAGACTGTTTATACAGTCCCCACTGGACAATCTTCTATTTTGTTATATGCTCAAGTTGCGAATGTTGGAGTCAACACTTATCCAATAGTTACACTTACACATAGAAGAACAAGTAGTTCTCAAAGAACAGTAGGGAATACAAGGAATACAAGGATTGCGAAAAATATAGAAGTTCCTCCAAATGATGTTGCTATTTTGATTGATGGTCGTCTGGTTTTGGAAAAGAGTGCAATTATCACTGACTCAATCGTTCTTTCCGGGATACAATCCGGGATTGTTTCAATTTCTACTTGCACTTATGATAATCAAACAGGAATTACAACTGTCACAACAGTAACTCCTCATAATTTTGTAGCAGGTGATGAAGTCACAATGAGTGGTCTTGCATTTACTTGTTCAAGTCAGTTTATAGGACTTACTACTACAATTTTTCCATCACCTCAAAAGTCTTTTGTTATAGATTCTATTATTGGGAGTGTAGGAACATCAAAAACGTTTGTGACCAATTCTGGTATAACCATTGGTATTGCACACACTTATGTAAGTGGTGGTCAAGTGGGTCCGTTGCAAATGGAATTCCTTTGTAGCATTCTTGAAACTAATGTATCTGGCATTGTATAATTATGACAAAGTATTTAAGTGGAAGAGTAAAAAGAAGGTCACAGTCCGATTTAACAAGTGATAGATATAAGTACTTAGCAATAAATCAAGCAGAACCAAATCTTGGAGATCCTTCTTTACTGGAACAATCTCTTCCTTTTGGTCAACCATATCAAGTTGTTTCAGTACCTGGATATCCAGGACAACGATATTGGATTCCACCTGGAGGTGGATTGATACCTGGTTCTATTAGTGTTTATGATGAAAATATTATTGTCCCCAGTAATGCTGGTGTGAGTAGCATTACTCAAATAAATTTTGTTGGATCTGCAATTAGTGTAACTGGTTATTTAAATGCAGATAATTCCCCAGGAACTGGAGTTACTGTTAGAGTTTTTGCTCCAGGAAATAATCAACAAATATTTTTTAATAATAACAATGAGTTTGGAACTTCTTCATTATTGATTTTTGATAATGTTACTGGAATTTTAACAGCAGGAAAATCCATTAATGTTGGTATTGGTGCCACTGTTTTGACTGCAACTTTAGATGGTTTAGTTGGAATTAGAACTGCAACCCCAACAGACCCATTAGACGTAAATGGAAATATAAGACTTCGTTCTGGTCTTAAAGATTTTAATAACAATGTAGGTATTGAAAGTTCTATTCTTGTTTCTACAGGTGCTGGAGTTTCTTGGACCTCCCCTTATGCTGCTGGTCTTCAGGGTCTTCAGGGACTTCAGGGCACTCAAGGAACACAGGGAACTCAAGGTACTCAAGGAACACAGGGAACACAGGGAACTCAAGGTACTCAAGGAACACAGGGAACTCAAGGTACTCAAGGAACACAGGGAACTCAAGGTACTCAAGGTACTCAAGGTACTCAAGGAACACAGGGAACTCAAGGAACACAGGGAACTCAAGGTACTCAAGGTACTCAAGGACTTCAGGGAACACAAGGAACTCAGGGCACTCAAGGCATCTCTGGGGAAGGAGGTGCTCAAGGAACTCAAGGAACTCAAGGAACACAGGGTACTCAGGGAACTCAAGGTACTCAAGGTCTTCAGGGAACACAAGGAACTCAGGGCACTCAAGGCATCTCTGGGGAAGGAGGTGCTCAAGGAACTCAAGGAACTCAAGGAACACAGGGTACTCAGGGAACTCAAGGTACTCAGGGAACTCAAGGTACTCAAGGTATCTCTGGTGGAGGAGGTGCTCAAGGAACACAGGGTACTCAGGGAACTCAAGGTACTCAAGGTATCTCTGGTGGAGAAGGTGCTCAAGGAACACAGGGTACTCAGGGAACTCAAGGTACTCAAGGTATCTCTGGTGGAGGAGGTGCTCAAGGAACACAGGGTACTCAAGGAACTCAAGGTACTCAAGGTACTCAAGGAACACAGGGTACTCAAGGAACTCAAGGTACTCAAGGTCTTCAGGGACTTCAAGGAACACAGGGTACTCAGGGTACTCAGGGTACTCAAGGAACTCAAGGTACTCAAGGAACTCAAGGTACTCAAGGCACACAAGGTACTCAAGGTGCTACAGGAACAGGTACTCAAGGTACTACAGGAACAGGTACTCAAGGTACTCAGGGCACTCAGGGCACTCAAGGAACTCAAGGTGCTTCAGGTGTTAGTGTTAGTGGAAGTATTATACAAGTTGCATATGCAACATCTAGTTTAACGAACTCAACAACATCAACATCTTTTCAGGCATCAAGTTTAGCAGTTTCAATCATCCCAAACTCTACTTCTAGTAAAATACTTATAATTTCACATTTCTCAGCAAATCAAGAAACTCAAGCATCAAGTGGAGATGGTGGATATTTTTCTATTTTTAGAAGTGGTACTAATCTTGGAGATGCAACTTATGGTATGATATTTGTAGGTACGAATTCACCACCAGTTTATTCAGGTGCATCGCTCACTTGGATAGATTCTCCAAGTACAACATCTTCTGTAGAATATAAACTTTATTTTAGAAGTAAATTGGGAGGAACTGTAAGTGCTCTAACTGGAACTGGTGGTGAAACTAGAGCAGCATCAATTACGGCAATGGAGATAGTAGCATGACAATAGAATCAAACTTTTTTTATAAGGCAATTTCATCTTTAGCACCAAAATCACAATGGTTTTGTATTGATTGTGATTATGAACAATTAAAGTGGTTTTCTGAAGATATTCCAAAACCAACTTTTGAAGAAATTGAAGCAGAGATGCAACGACTTCAAGCAGAATATGATCACAATGAATATCAAAGACTTAGAGCAATAGAATATCCATCTTTTGCTGATCAATTTGATCTCTTATATCATGGTGGTTATGATGCTTGGAAAGCAGAGATTGATAAAATAAAGCAAAAATATCCAAAACCGTGATATAATATATACTGAAGATACTTTTTATTATGAGATTTCATGTTCTTGGTTTACCGCACACGGTTTCTAGTAAAGATTTTAATGCCTGTGCATATACTCAAAAAGTAGTTAAATTTTGTAAGATGATGAGTGCTCGTGGGCACTATATTATTCATTATGGTCATGAAGATTCTGATGCAATTTGCAATGAGCACGTTTCAGTCATTACAAATGAGGACTGGCAAACTTGTTATAGGAACTCCTGTTGGATATTTTGAAGAAAATGGAAAACATGGTGGAGGAATTTTAGTTCCTTTAGATGAATTAGGATTTCTAAACGAAACTAGAAAAAATTTACTATACTATAAAGATAATCCAAAGGAATATAAAGAAAAATGTGAAGAGATACAACATTATGCAAGAGAGCATTATGACTGGGGTAAAACCATACATTCTTGGGTTGAACTGTTTTCTTAAGAATTGAATTGGTTGACAGGACCCCAAATTGGTTCTATAGATATAAATTAGAAAAATATCTTCTTCTACTGTTAATATTGGAACTGTTTAAAAATGCTCCATAGAATGAAACCTATATATTATAAGAAAAAAAGTACCAGCAATAAGTAATGACGGACAGATTTCCACTTATAGCAAATCCAACAACTCAACAGATTGAGGAATTAGCACCTGGAGATAATCTCAATTTACAGAATAGTGGAATAGTTGGTGCTACAACTATAACCGCAGATAAGTTTGTTGGAACTCTACAAGGAAACGCAGCAACTGCTGATAGATTAAATAATGCTGCGAATATAACTGGTGGATTTATTAGTAGTTCTAGATTATCTGGTTATTATGGAATTGATGTAAATAGTGCAAATATACTTACGAATGCTGCAAATATTGCTGCAGGAACAATCAGCAGTGCAAGATTATCTGGTCATTATCCAATTTCTGTTGATTCTGCTTCTTCTTCTGATGCTTTGACTGATGCATCAAATATTACAGGTGGTATAGTTCCTTCCGAAAGGTTAGAGGGATTTTACGACATTAATGTAGGAACAGCAAACACTGCAAACATTATTACTCCTGGAAGTTTTCAGAATATTAGTATTGGAGGAAATGCTGCTACTGCTACTACAGCAGTCAATCTTTCTGGTGGAACAGTTTCTGGTGTTGATTTAAATATTAGTGACATTGGTACAATTGGAACTTTAGGTGTTTCTGGTTTAACAACAACAACTAACTTAAATGTAACCAATTTAGCATCAATTGGGTTTGCTTCTGTAGGAGTTGCAACGATTGGATTTGGAACATTTACAAATGTCAGAATATCAGGTGCTGCTACAATTGGGTTCTTAACAGCAACTAATGCTCGTGTTTCTGGAACTGCTACTGTTGGATTTTTAACTGCAACTAATTTAAATTCACCCAATGCAACTTTGGGAATTGTTACTGCAAATACACTCACTGGTCTTAATACATTATCTTCGTATGATGCAACCCTTGATTTTATTAATAATACTAGGATTACATCGGGTTTATTGGTTGGAACTGCAGCATCAATTGGAATTGCAACAATAGGATTTGGAACTTTTACAAATGTACGAGTATCGGGAATATTAACTGCAGGTACATTTTCTGGTAATTTTAGTGGAGGAATAGTTGCTGCTGCTGCTTCTATTGGAATTGCAACAATTAGTTATGCAAATGTCGGACTTGCATCAATTGGTATTGCAACTGTAGGATTTGCCTCTGTTGGTATTGCTACTATAGGATTTTTAACCGCAACTGATGTTCGTGTTTCTGGAACTGCTACTGTTGGTCTTTTAACTGCAACAACAATTTTCACTAATAATTATCTTGGAAATGGGGAATCCATAGTAGGTATTGTAACTCAAATTAATATTGGGACCGGTCTTACTTTAACATCTACACAAACAGCAGGAAAGGGAATAGTTAATGTAGGAATTCGCACTACTATAGGAAAAACAATCTTTGTTTCCTTTGAAGGAAATGATTCAAACACTGGATTGTTGAATAATGATGCAAAGAAAACTATAAAAGCAGCAGCAGCACTTGCTTTACCTGGAGATACAATTAAAGTTTTTCCAGGAACTTATGTTGAAAATAATCCAATAGTTTTATCAAAAGATGTTTCAGTGGAAGGAACAGAGTTGCGTAACTGTTTAGTTTCACCACAAAACACTGGACTTGATTTATTCCACGTTAATAATGGATGTCATTTAACAGATTTAAGTTTTGTTGGTGCTCCATCAACAAATGGTGCATCGGTAGTATCATTTCAACCACTTGCTGGAGTTTCTACTCATAGATTTTTTGATGCTGCAAGAATGATTCGTATGAATCTTGATTTTATTTCTGAAGAAACTGTAGGATATTTAACCAGCACAGATTATAAAAATCCTATATTTAATTCTGGAATAAGTACAATTAGAGAAGGTGTTGTATCTGCATTAAAGGCAGTATGCCATGACATTACAAGGGGTGGAAATTCTAAGTGTGTGGTTGCAGGAAAATCATATTACACTGCAGGAGGAGCACTTCAGAATATTGTTGGATTTAAAACCGAAACAATAGATGCCTTTAATTATGCAGTAGGAATTGCAAGGTCTTGTATTAATAATGTTTCTTTTGCAAAAACAAGTGGTGGAAATTATCAGTCTTATTATACACAAGTAAAGGATGTTTCCATTCAAGCAGATTCTGCAACTGGATCTAATACTAATTTAAATTCTTGTTCAAATGTAATTTCTGCATTATATTCTTGTGTTGGAATTGTGACTACAATAATTAATGATGGTTTGAGTGCTCTTGGTGGAGCAGGAATTAATACAACACTACCATCAGCATATGATGGACAATCAAGTAACAATTGGTCCAGCACAAAACTTGAAGGAACAACGTTCTCACCTGGTGTCGGAATTATTTCAAAAGGTCCTTATATTCGCAACTGCACAAATTTTATACCAAATAGCATTGGATTAAAGGTAAATGGTTTTGATGCAGAACCTGGAGATGAAATTGATAATGGCATTCAAGGTTCTATGAGTGTTGATTCTTATACACAATATAATCAAGGTGGTATTGGAGTGTCAATTACCAATGGTGGTTATGCTCAATTAGTTTCTATCTTTACAATTTGTGATGATATTGCGATTTATACATCTTCTGGTGGTCAGTGTGATATTACCAATTCTAACAATTCATTCGGAACTTATGGATTATATTCAAATGGTGTAGGGGATTACTCTAGTAGATCAATTTTTAGATATACTGGAACTGCAAATACAAATGCTACTATAGGTCAAAATATAATTACAGTTTCTGGTTTGGGAACCAATAGACCATATCAAGGGCAAGCAATTTATTTTGGAAACTTATATTATTCTGTTGAATCTATAAGTGTCACTGATGGTGGTTCTGGTTATACATCGGAACCAACTGTTACAATTAGTTCTCCAACTGGTCCAAATGGAATTACTGCCGAGGCATTTCCTGTAATTGAAAATGGAAAAGTAGTTTCAATTAATGTTATTAGTACTGGTAATCAATATGTAACTGCACCAACTGTAACGATCAGTGGTCCTGGTGCTGGGGTTACGGCAACTGCTTCTGCAAATCTTGCACCAATATATTATAAAGTTGATGGTGCAACTTTACCATCTGCTGGCATTTCAACTATCACATTAACTGAAAATCTAAATAATACAGTCAGTGCAGGAACTACTGCTTATTTCTCTAGAATGAGTTTGCAGGTTGCATCTACAATATCATTTGAATATATAGGAGCAGGCAATGCAATTGAATCTGCAAGACCATCTAAAGGTGGTGTGACAAGACAACAGAATGAAGTCGTTAGGATAAATGGAGGAGAAGTTGTTTATACTAGTACTGACCAGTCAGGAAACTTTAGAATTGGTGAGGGAGTAGTTATCAATCAATTAACTGGAACCATTAGTGGAAGATCCTTCAGTCAAAGTTTGTTAAATACAGTAACACCTTTACTCATTGCATTAGGAAGATAAAATGGCAGTAGTAGCACTTAATACATTTAAAACTGTAAGAAAAAATTTAACCACTTCCAACGTTGGAATTTATACTTGTCCATCTGGAGTTGCTTCAATTGTAATTTTGGCACAAGTAACAAATGTCTCAACAGGATCAACCACTTATACAGTGACTGCTGTTCATTCTAGAAGCACAGAATCTCCCACTGATTATAAATTTGCAAATAATGTTTCTGTTCCCCCCAATGATTCTGTAAATTTAATTCCAGACGGAAGACTTGTGTTGGAAACTGGTGATGTAATTAAAGTTTCGGCAAATTCTGATGATAATTTAAATATTGTGTTGAGTGTTTTAGAAACTGCAAAAGGATAATATAAATGTATAATTACACTTCCGGAAGAGTTAAAAAAGAAACAAGAACAGGAATCACATCCGATAGATATGAATTTTTAGGATTAAATCAAGCAGAGCCAGATCTCGGAGATCCATTGGTTGGTCCTTCTTCAGTTGGTGCAAATCCAGCACCACCTTCAATATCTGGTGATCAATATTTACTCGTTGCCAATAAAAATAATCCGGGAAAAAGATATTGGATTGCATCTTCTCAGGTATTGACTGGTGGTTTAATTCCCGGTTCTTTCACTATTTTTGATGATAATATTCAAGTAGGAGCAGCAAATAGTTTTAATGTTTTTAATTTAGTTGGTGATATTGTGTCAGTAGATCCAGTTGGTTCTGGGGTTTCCGATCAAACTGGAATTGCGACAATTAGATTTTCACTAAAAGCGCCTGGTCAAGCAAATCAAATAATGTATCACGGAAGTGGTAATTTAATTAGAGCAGCAAGTGGATTTGTATATTCTTCAGGAAATATTGGAATTGGAAGTAATTCTCCAACTGAAATACTGGATGTAAGTGGAAATGGTAAGTTTCTTGGATCTGTAAGTGCTTCAAGTTTTGTAGGTAACTTAACAGGTACAGCAACTACTGCTTCTGGATTAACTGCAACATCAAATATAAACACTACTGGTATTATAACTGCTTCAAGTTTTGTAGGTAACTTAACTGGAACAGCAACCACTGCTTCTGGTGTTTCCACAGAAATAAACATTAACACTACTGGTATTATAACTTCTTCAAGTTTTGTAGGTAACTTAACAGGCACAGCAACCACAGCAACCATAGCATCTACAGCACTTGGAGTATCAACATCAATTAGCATCAATACCACAGGAATTATAACTTCTTCAAGTTTTGTAGGTAATTTAACTGGAACAGCAACTACAGCAAATAATGTAAGTTCTAGTATTAATATAAACACTAGTGGAATTATAACTGCTTCAAGTTTTGTAGGTAACTTAACAGGCACAGCAACTACAGCAACAAATGTAATTAGTGGTTTTGCATCTGTTTCTTCATTGAATGTCTCTGGCATAACTACGATTGGAAGTGCAACAACTTCCACAAATACACCATTACAAGTTGAAACTTATGGAGTAAAAACAGGAACTGGTAATTTTATTGCTTCAGTTGGAATTACTACATCCATAGATAGTTTTTCCATTACAACTACAGACTTCAAATTAGTTGAGTATTCTGTTCATATTGGATTTAGTAGCAGTATTCAAGTTCAAAAAGTTTTAATTATGCAAGATGGCATTATTGCAAATGCTGAATCTTATGGCATTATGTATAACAAAAATGCTTTGGTTGCAATTGGAGCAACTTTGGATGGGACTGACTGTAAATTGCAAGTTACACCTCAGTCTGGAGTAAATGGAGTGACCACATATAGATTCGTAAGAGGAAGTTTATTATAATTAATTTATCATTTCAAATGAAAACATAAATACTTAAAAACTCTCATGGCAGATAAAGGTTTCGGTTTAAATCAACTAAATTTTACTGGAATAGCAGGAACTTCATTAATTGAGAGTGGAGATACTCTGCAGGTAAATGCTCCTTTATTTTCTGTTAGCACAGATTTTTCTGTCGGTGGGAAGGTAAACTCAAATATAATTCTCTCAAGTTCTTATTCTATTGGTATTGGTTCTACTCAACCAAAAGAAAAACTTGATGTTTTAGGGAATATAAATGTTTCTGGTTCAGTAACTGCAACATCTTTTGTGGGATCTGGTACTGATCTCATTGGAGTAGCAAAAAATACAATATCTGCAATTGACGAGAATAATTATTATTATCCAATTCTGACTCCATCTTCAGCAAATGCTGGTACTTATTCAACAGTTGTAGTTCCATCCAGTAAACTTGTTTTTAACCCATCAGGTTTGTTGGGAATTGGAAGCACGACTCCAAATTATAATTTAGATGTTGTTGGTACTGGAAGATTTACAGGAAATTTAATTGCTTCAAGTTTTGTAGGTAACTTAACAGGTACAGCAACTACTGCTTCTGGATTAACTGCAACATCAAATATAAACACTACTGGTATTATAACTGCTTCAAGTTTTGTAGGTAACTTAACAGGT